TTAGATGAGCGTGAACATAAACGGAAGATGAAGATGGCATATGATGATGTGAAACCATTGGGAATTTCATACTTTGATACGGAACAATTTAAGCATCGTATTAACGAATCAGAACCACCTTATGAGGCATGGCAATGAAATTAGTAGTGTTGTGTTCTGGTAACGGAACTAACTTCGAGAACATACTTACTAATCCATTATGTAATAAGCATGAAGTTGTGCTTATGATACACAACAAAGAGAAATGTGGTGCAGTAAAACGTGCTGCAAAGTTTGGTATACCTCATATTCATATACCTCATAAAAATGAGGATCTTATAATAAGAACTATTAAGGTGTTTAATCCTGACCTTATAGTATTGGCAGGGTATATGAGGATACTATCATCTGAATTTGTAGGATCATTTGATACTATAATAAATGTTCATCCATCTTTACTACCAAAGTTTAAGGGTGCTCATGCTGTCGAACAAGCATTGGAGTCGGGTGATACTGAAACAGGAGTTACTGTACACTATGTTACTGACGAGTTAGACTCTGGTGGAATAATATTACAATCTAAAGTACCCATTCTACCTACTGATGATATCAAGTCCTTGACAAAAGCAATTCAAAGAGTAGAATACGGTATCTTGCCACAGGCAATCAACATATGTGCCAGTCAAGAAACTGTCACCTTGTCACCTCACACACCCAAAGAGTCTGCTATACTATAAAAGTAATCAAGGGAAACGGATGAACACACAAGAGGTAAAAGGAACTCTCGCCAAACTGTTGGCAACCGAAAACCTTACTGTGGAACACCGTAAGGTAAGCACTGCTTGCTTTGATGTTGATAAGCGTTTATTGATTCTTCCTATCTGGAAGACTGCCTCTAACACCATCTATGACCTTCTAGTAGGACATGAAGTTGGTCATGCTCTCTATACACCCAATAAAGACTTCGGGGATGCTCCAAAGGATTTTGTGAATGTATTAGAGGATGCTCGTATTGAGCGTATGATGAAAGTAACTTATCCTGGTCTTCGCAAGTCTTTCTTTGAAGGGTATCGTGAATTGTGGAATGATGATTTCTTTGGTGTTAAAGGTGAAGATCCTGCAGAGTTGGCTTTGATTGATCGTATCAATCTTTACTTCAAAGGTAATTCAAGTATTCCTTTCTCTGATGAAGAAAGAGTATGGGTTAATCGCACAGAAAATACTAAGTCTTTCCAAGATGTTACTGATCTTGCTACAGAACTTTATGAGTATTGTTCTGAGAAACAGGATGAGAAAGAATTGGATCAGATGCCTGAACTAAATCTCGATGATCTAAAAGGTTCTGATCGTCAAGAAGAAATTGAAATTGATAATAGTGGTGACCAAGAATTTGAAGATCAAGAAGGAGAGGGTGAAGGTCAGTCAGATAGACCTAGTAGTGGATTGACAGAAGAAGAGTTGGATGAGTTAGAAGATAGAATGTATGATGATCATATAGGTGGAGAGACAGGTGGTACTCCTGATGAGACTGAGAGTGTTACAGACAAAGCATTTACTCAAGCACTTGAAACTCTGATTGATGATAATGCTAAGGAGTGGGTATATCTTACAGTTCCTAATCCTAAGGTTGAAGATTATACTATTCCTTATAGTGAGATTCAAGAAAATCTAAACAAGTTCTTTTATGATCCTGAGAGAGAAGAGAAGTGGTTTGATAATGTTGAGTATGGTTTAGATCATTACAACACTTTCAAGAAAGATGCTCAAAAAACTGTCAACTATCTATGTAAGCAGTTTGAAATGAGAAAGTCTGCAGACGAGTATCGTCGTGCTGCAACTGCTAAGACTGGTGTTATTGATACTAACAAGTTACATACTTACAAATACAACGAGGATATCTTCAAGAAGATCACAGTTGTTCCTGAAGGTAAGAATCATGGGTTAGTAATGTTCCTTGACTGGTCTGGTTCTATGCAGCATCAGTTACTTGACACTCTAAAGCAAACTTACAATCTAATTTGGTTCTGTCAGAAGTCTGGTATTCCATTTAGAGTATATGCTTTCCAGTCTGGATTTAGTACCTATGGTTATGATCATAACTCTAGTATTAGTACTCAGCAGAAAGAAGGTGAACTTGCTATGAGTGATGACTTCCGTCTATTTGAGTTCTTCTCTTCTCGCCAGAATAAGCAGTCTCTAGAGAAGTCTATGCAACTAGTATACCTTCAAGCATTTGCTATGGGTGGGTGGAGACTTTCTTATTACCATGAGTATACCCTTGGTGGAACTCCTCTTGCAGAAGCAATTTATTGTACTCGAAACATTGTTGCTAACCTTAAGAAGGTTGAGCGTGTTAGTAAAGTCAATGTTATTTGCTTGACTGATGGGGAAGCAAATCCTATGAGTTATGTTCATAAGTTTGCTGATGACCATGATTATCGTGCTGGTGAATATAATGAACAGTATCTTTGTCATGCTCGTGGTAAGATATTCTTTCTTCGTGATCCTAAGACTGGTTACAGTCGTAAGATCTCAAGTCATCCTTATGATACTACAAAGGAGATTGTATCTTTCTATCGTGAGATAACTAATTACAATTGGGTTGGTATTCGCCTGTGTAGTAAACAGGAATTGGGTAGACTCGTTAGAGCATTTTCTTATGACGAATCTGCTGCTGTTGATAAGCAATGGAGAAAAGAACGTTTCGCTTCTATTAAAGAGAAAGCAGGATTCACTGAAGCATTCTATATGCCAGATAAGAATACTGGTACAGGAACTCTAGATCTTGAGGTGAAACAGAAATCAGAAGTTGCTACTAAGGCAGAACTAACTCGTGCGTTTAAGAAACACATGGGTTCTAAAATGACAAACAAAACTATCCTCAATGCATTCATTGAGCAAATCGCATGAAATGTAAAGTACAACTCTATGTCGCTGGAACTATTTTTGATGAAATTGTTCAAGCCAAAGATTATGAACACGCTAGGGAAATCGCTCTAGCACGAAATCCAGGAGCAACAGTAATGGGAGTAACAGCAGTATTCGAATGAGCATCAATGTGACTCAAGCATTGACACTTTTGCTGCTTTCAAGAATTACGTTAGCAGCAAATCTTGGGTTGCATATGATTATTTACGTGACACATCCCGACAACCAGATTGGTGACAGTTAAATAAGTGTCCACTCAACCCTCCCATTAGGGGGGGTTTCCTGTTATAATATCTGTATAGACAACAAAGGAACTTTATGACTTTCGCCCCAAACCCCGTGACCACTGAGCAACTAGTTCAGTATCTTTCTGAGCATGTTGGAGATGAAGTCGGATGCAAGAATGTTAAAGAGGCAGCAAATCAATTGAAACTATCTTATGCTACTGCTTGTAAGCGTTTGAAGTCTTATAAAGCAGGTATTGGTAAGTGGAATTTGACTGCTGAACAAATTGAGAAAGCATATGAAGCACCTGCTGCAAACTCTGCTGCAAACTATATACCTGAAAAGGATGATTCATATGTTCCTTTTGGTAATTTCAATAGTGTACGCAAAGTTATTTCATCTCGTAAGTTCTATCCTGTTTTCATTACAGGACTCTCTGGCAATGGTAAAACAATGTCTGTTGAGCAAGCATGTGCTTCAGCAAAGAGGGAGTTGATTCGTGTTAACATCACAATCGAAACGGATGAGGATGATCTTATTGGTGGGTTCCGTCTTGTTGATGGTGATACTGTTTGGCATAATGGACCAGTCTTGGAAGCTCTTGAGAGGGGAGCTGTGTTGCTTCTAGATGAGATTGATTTAGCATCTAATAAGATCTTGTGTCTCCAGTCCGTCCTAGAAGGTAAAGGAATATTCCTTAAGAAGATTGGAAGGTATGTAAATCCTTCTAATGGATTCAATGTTATTGCAACTGCAAATACTAAAGGTAAAGGTTCTGAGGATGGTCGTTTTGTTGGAACTAACATTCTTAATGAAGCATTCCTTGAGCGTTTCCCTGTAACATTTGAGCAAGACTATCCTACTTCTACTATAGAAACTAAGATTCTACTTAATGCTGGATGTGAGCAAGAGTTTGCTGATAACCTAATCAAGTGGGCAGGTATTATTCGTAAGACTTTCTTTGACGGTGGAGTTGATGAGGTCATTACCACTCGTCGTTTGGTTCACATTGTTCAGGCATATGACATCTTTGGTAATCGTCTTGATGCTATCACTAAGTGTGTTAATCGTTTTGATGATGATACCAAACAATCTTTCCTAGATCTCTATACTAAGGTTGACGCAGGAGAAGATTCAGAGTATACTGAGGAGGAGAAATAAGATTTATGAAGTACAATGAGAACGAGATCTTGAAAGAGGTCTCAGACTATATCAGTGGAACTTACAGGGGTCACTACTCTTCAAACAATGTTCAGACACTGGACTTGATTGACTCAGTAGGTGACGCAGAGGCATTCTGTAGGTCTAACATATTGAAATATGCCTCAAGGTATGATAGAAAGGGTACAGCACGTAAGGACATCATTAAGATTATCCACTATGCTGTACTTCTTCTACACTTTAACGACAAGACTGCTGCAGCAAATGCTCTCCAGTCTACGTCCACCGCTTTTTCCGTTGATTATGACAAGTAAATGACTGTATTATCCAAACCAACTCTTGAAATTCTAAAGAACTTTTGTTCTATCAATAAATCACTTGTTATCAATCCTGGTAATAAGTTGAGTACACTAAGCATCAACAAGAACATTCTTGTGTATGCTGATGTTGAAGAATCATTTGATTCTCAAATGTCCATATATGATCTGGGCGTATTCCTTGGTGGTCTTTCATTATTTGAACAACCAACTATTGATACATCAAAGGATAACTATGTAACTGTTAGTGACACTAAGGGTAGATCTAAGACTAGGTTCTTTTATGCTGATCCTGATATTATTACTCAACCACCTGAGAAAGAGATATCTCTTCCTTCAGATGACGTTAAGTTTAGATTAGAGTCTAGTACCTTACAGCAATTACAACGTGCTGCTAGTGTATATCAGTTACCAGATCTATGTTTATTTGGTGATGGTAGTGAGATGAGTCTAAGGGTAACTGATAAGAAGAATGAAACATCAAATAGTTATTCAGTTCAGGTTGGTACAACAGATGATGATTTCTGTTACTGCTTCAAGGTTGAGAA